TTATGGATGATTTTCCTATTAACCCAAGGGATGTAAGATTTTTTGGTAACCCAATTGATTATATTGCTTTTACCGATATGGGTTCTAAAAGTAAATGTGCTATCCACTTTATAGAAGTAAAAAGTGGACAATCTAACCTAAATAATAGACAGAAAAATATTAAAAAAGCTATTTTAGATGGTAAAGTCCATTGGCATGAATATAATGTAGATGGTATTTGGGAGCATGAATCAAAAACTGAACATTTAAACGACAAATAAAATGGCTGAAAAAGATATTATATTAAAACCAATATTAAAAAGGCTCCCTCCAGGTGATAGATGGACCCCTATTGATAGTGACCAACCAATACTTTCTTCTTTAACCGAAGGGATTGAATGGGCATTTCAAAATAGTAAAGAAAAACCTACAGATTATGTAATAAAAGCAGCCGAAGGTAAAGTATACATTTATAGTGAAGAAGAAATACCAGAACCTGAACCACCACAACCTAAAACTTATAATTTATATGGAGAATACCAATAAACAAGCAGTACTATCATTAAGTGGAGGAATGGACAGTTCAACTGTTTTATTACGTCTATTAGCAGACGGTTACGAAGTTACAGCTTTAAGCTTTGATTATGGGCAAAAACATAAAGTAGAGCTTAAAAGAGCACAATCACTAGTTAATTATATTAATAGAAATCATCTTCAAATTCTTCCAACTAATGATTTTCAAAAACAATATAATAAGGTCAAATATGGAGTAATTAAACTTGGTGGTTTAGCTCCTATGCTTAATAGTGCTCTTGTAGAAGGGGGAAATGAAGTACCTGAGGGACACTACAAACAGGAAAATATGAAAGAAACTGTTGTTCCTAATCGTAATAAAATATTTTCATCTATAATTCAAGCAGTAGCATTATCAAAAGCAAATGAAAAAAACACAGAAGTACATATTGCAATGGGTATTCATGCAGGTGATCACGCAATCTACCCTGATTGTAGACAAGAATTTAGGGACGCAGACCATCATGCCTTTACCGAAGGTAATTGGGATGCTGAACGCGTTAGCTATGTCACCCCTTATCTTAATGGGGATAAGTTTGATATACTTAAAGATGGAGCCAAATGCTGCGATCAGCTCGGACTTGACTTTGATACAGTGTATCGAAATACAAATACTAGCTATAAGCCCATTAATATTAATGGTAAGTGGTATAGTGATTATAAATCGGCATCTTCGGTTGAAAGGGTTGAAGCATTTATTAAATTAGGCCGACCTGATCCTGCCCCCTACGCTAACGAACAAGGGGAAGTCTCATGGGATTTTGTTAAGACCGAAGTAAAAAAAGTATTAGAAGCAGCATGAATAAAAGAATAGAGGATTACAACAAAGTATTACCCGTATTAGAAGTATATCGTTGTGTACAAAGTGAAGGCTCAAGATTTGGAAGGCCTACTATAGCTGTAAGAACCACAGGTTGTACTCACAGATGTTGGTTTGGAGATGGCGGGTGGTGTGATAGTTGGTATACTTCTATACACCCCCAAAAAGGTATTTTTAATTTTAATGATATAATCGCTATTTATGACGAGAACCCACAAGTAAAAGAAATGATGCTCACTGGGGGTTCTCCTACAATGCATGCCGCATTAGTAAATGAACTTACACACTTTGCCAATGAAAGAAAAATTATCATTACAATTGAAACAGAAGGATCCCATTTTGTTGAGACTGATTACCCAATTGATCTCATATCTCTTAGTCCTAAGTTTTCTAATTCTATTCCTAGGGTGGGTATTACTACTCCCGGTGGTAAAGTTGTTGATGAAAGGTTTGTCAAGCAGCATAACAAGTTTCGATTACATTATGAAAATATTAAAAAAACATTAGAATACCATAGTGATTACCACTATAAACCTGTTTGGGATGGTACAGATGAAGGTTTAAAAGAAATTGAAGAATTTAGGGTTAAAATGAATATCCCTAAGGATAAAACATTTGTAATGCCTGCTGGAGATACACGAGAAACTCTAGTAGAAATGTACCCTAAAGTATTTGAAATGGTAGCAGAACACGGTTATAATATGACTGGTAGAGACCATATTATAGCATACAACACCCAAATAGGAGTATAATGAATAAAGAAGCACTCCTCCTCCTAGAACAAATAAGACAACACGTAATTACTTGTTGTGCGGTTACTATGGACCCTGATAACGTAGAAGGTTTAATAGATAAATTAAAAGTTATGATAGAAAACGAATGGAACCAGTAATAAGTGAAAAAGAGCTTGATATTCAAGTTAAAATTTTAGCAAAACGCATTAGCGACAAACACAGGGGAGATGCAACCCCTATAGTAATGGTTTGCATATTAAATGGGGGCTTTATGTTTTTTAGTGATTTAGTTAAACAAATTACAACCCCAATTGAAATTGATTTTATTAGATGTAAATCTTATTTTGGGAAAAAACAAGGAGACTTATCTATTACTAAAGATTTAGAAACTAAAATTAAAGGAAAGCATGTTTATTTAGTAGATGATATTATTGATTCAGGTAATACTATGATAGCAGTTAAAAGCTTTTTAAAAGTAAAACACCCCAAAAGCATAACAGCAGTTACAACTATTTTAAAAGAAAATTTGGATTTTCCAGATGCCTTTTATATATTAAAGCAAGAATCAGATTCTATATTTGACCCATTTTATATAGGGTATGGTATGGATGATGAAAATGGATATAACAGGAATTTAAAGACAATTTACACAGTTTAATGGAAAATAAAAGAAGAAAAATTCACGAAGAGTTAGAAGTAGTACAAGAGGGTTTTGCAAATGGTGTTGCAAAAGGATTTCCTTTATCAAACCAAGAAAAATTAGATATGATTGAAAATGCTACCCATGCCTTTGGTCAATTTTTAGATGCATTAAGATGTGATTGGAGAAATGACCCAAATTCAATGGAAACCCCAAAACGAGTAGCAAAATCATATGTAAATGATTTATGGGAAGGTAGATACACAGCAATGTCTCCTATTACTTCCTTTCCAAGTGATGGCTATGATGGTATTATTATTGAAAGAAATATCCCATTAACTTCAATGTGTTCTCACCACCACCAAACAATTGGGGGAGTAGTTCACATTGGTTATATAGCAGGGGAAAGTGGCCAAGTAATCGGGCTATCTAAACTTAACAGAATTGTAGAGTTATTTGGCCGTAGAGGTGCTATTCAAGAACAATTAACATCAGCTATTCATAATGCTGTAGGTAAAATTACTGAGGGTAATAGAGGAGTTATTGTTACTATAGTAGGAACACACAACTGTGTAAGCTGTAGAGGTGTTAAACATGAAGGAGCAGCTATGGTTACTACCAAAGCATCAGGAGTATTTAGAGATAACAATAATTTATCAAGAAAAGAATTTTTTGATAGTTTAAAAATTAATAACGGAGGACACAACATTTAAAATATAAATATAAAAATAAATAATTATGGAAAATACACAAAAATTAGTAGATGCAATCAAAGAACAAGTAATATTGATTGAAACAGAAATAAACAAACCAACAGCCGCGGCTAAAGGAAGATGCAGATCAGCTGCTAATAAAATTAAAAACCTATCAGCTGATTTTAAACGAACTCATAAATAAAATTATGATAAGTTTATATGACTATTTAGGTAGAGCAGCAGGCCCTGAATTAGGAAAAAGAGTAGCATCAGCAGCCGCAGCAAAAAAAATATCTTTTGGATCACGTCAGGTAGAAACTAAATCTTACACAGGAGAAATTTTGCTATACCCAAAATCATTTTTAGATGAATTTTTTGGGGGTGGATTAACTGAAGGATCTCAAGGAAAACAATTATTAAAAGGATAAATTAAAAACAAAAATTGGTAGACTCCCGTCTATAAAAATCAAAAAATATGGAAAATTTAAATTTCGTTTTAGGTATCCTATCAACCGTAGGTGTATTCTTGTTAGGGTACACTTCAGTAGGAATGTTTAAGGTTAAAAACCAAGTAAGTGATATATTCTCATCCACCCAGGATTTGTACAGAACCGTAGATGAGAAGCATAGTATAATTTCAAGGGAACATGAAAGAGAACAAGAAAATATAAGCAATCGAATCGATGAAATCTATAGACAGATGGATTCGCGATTTGATAAATTAGAAAATAAGTTAAAAAAGTAAAATAAATAATCGGATGGGAGTCTATTATTTTTATATAAATTAAAATTATAAAAACACTAAAAAATAAAAAGTTATGGCATATTGGTTAGCAAAAGTAAAGGTTGAAGAGGAAACCTCTCGTGGCACCGTTAGGTGGACAAGCGAACAATTCCTAGTAAATGCAGAAAATGCAACAGACGCTGAAGTTAAATTAACTCAAGAGTATTCTACGTATAACATGGAATGGCACGTTTCTCAACTTAAGCAAATTAAATTAGTAAAAGTTATTGAATAATGGGAAAGCAATTAGTTTTATTTAAGGATATTCCCTTTGTAGATGAAGTTGAAGAATTTAATAGTTTATTTAATAAACCCAATAATTATGAACCTACAATACCTGAAAAAAAAGAATGGGAATTCGTATACAACTTCATCCTGGAAGAGCTTGAGGAATATAGAGAAGCATGTGAACGAGGCGACATCGTGGAAGTTTTGGATGCTTTGTGTGATATTACTTATGTTTCCCTTGGGAACGGTACTATGTTACACGGCCTTAAAAATAAAATTTGGCCAGCCTATCAAGAAGTACAAGCATCGAATCTATCTAAAGCTTGCTCAAATGAAGAGGAAGCACAAACAACGGTTGAAAAGAGGAGTAAAGAGCAAGGTGAAGCTTGTCACTATGAAAAAGTTGGTGATACGTACGTTGTTTACCGCTCGAGAGATAGAAAGGTAATGAAAAATATTAACTATTTTAGACCAGATCTAAAGCAGTTTTTTACAGAAAAGGAATTATCAAAAGATTACTTAGAAGTTATATTGGTTTAGACCCGTGTAACCTAAAAATTTGTTCGTATATTTACGGTATAATAAAAAATTAAAAGTTATGAGAAAAGGAAGACAAAAAGGTCAAACTAAGGCAAAAAGTATAATTAATGATCCTTCAATAGCCCCTTACACTATATTAGTAGAAGAGGATCAATATGTTTTAGTAGACGGTAAAGATATCCCCCAGGGATATTTTACCTCAATAGATTCAATAATTAGAAAAATATCTAGGATGTTACTAGCTAATAAAAGAGAAAAATATAACCTTTCCGAATTTATGGAAAGTTATAATCAAACAAGAAACCAACTTTTAAGTAATTTTAAAAATACCTAAATTATGAAGGATAAACAACAACTACCAGATGCTAGAAATCATCAAATTATAAGTTTTATTAAATCAGCAATTAGGATGATAGGATATATCTTTATCCCCTTTAACCTACTTGCAGCTACAATTTTACTTCTTGTTAGTGAATTTGTAGGAATTTTAGAAGAATTAGTATGAAAAAGTTATTGTATTTTAGTGCTGATTGGTGTGAACCCTGTAAACAATTAGGCCCCCTTATGGAAGAACTTTCCCAAGAGGGAATGAATGTTCAAAAGATTAACATAGACACTAACCAGGATGCTGCTGATGGTTTTAATATCAGAAATATCCCTACAGTAGTTTTAACTATAGATGGAGTTGACTCGGGGAGGAAAGTTGGTCTTAACAAAAAAAGTATGTATATTAAGCTATATAATCAAGATTAATGTATAAAAATTGTTATGTTCAAAGGGGTGATGAATGGAATCATTATAGAATGCATCTATGGACTGATGAAGGATATTTTGAAGAAGAATTTCAAAATTATGGCTATATAGAATGTCAACCTAACCAATCAACCCACCAAGGTTTAAAGGGGGAAGCTTTAAAAAAAGTATCTAATTGGAATAGAGAAGATCCTAGAATGCATTACTCAGATCATACTAAAGGAAATATTCATACTAAGTTTCTTATTGATAAATATGGTGATAATGATACCCCTTCAGTGACTCACCGAGAATTATTTTTTGATATTGAGATTGAAATGGGGGGTGCTTTAACTCCTGAATATATTAAATCCGCCCCAAAACCCGTTACTTCAATAGCATGGTGGGATCGTCAAGTAGATGAATGGAAAATTGTTATTGTTGATAAAGAAGGAAAACTTGAAAATACTTTTGATAGTCAAGGGAGGGAAGTAATCCCAGTATCTAGGGAAACCGATTTACTTGATAAATTTCTTTCAATGATGGAAGAAGTCCAACCAGATATCCTAGTTGGATACAATAGTGATTACTTTGACATCCCTTACCTATATTACAGAATTAAAAATACTATGGGTAAACGTACTGCAAGTAGAATGTCCCCTATTAATATCATAGAGGAACGTCATTGGAGTGAAGATGCTCCTATCCGCATTGCTGGAGTTGCTTCTTTAGATTATATACGTTTACACAAAAAATATAGTTTTAAAGATGAACCATCATACAAACTTGATTCCCTAGGAGAGAAATATGTAGATCAAAAGAAAATCGAATATGAGGGATCACTTGATAGGTTGTTTACAGAGGATAAAGAAAAATTTATTGAGTATAACTTCGTTGATGTTTTAATTTTAAAAAAATTAGATGAAAAATTTAAATACATAGAGCTAACAAAAAACCTTGCTCATAAAGGTAAAATATTATATGAGGAAGTTTATCAATCATCTCGCATCCATGATGGGGCTATTTCTAGTTGGCTTATTGCTCAAAATACGATACCCCCAAATAAAGAACTTAATCCTATAACAAAGAAAAATTACGCAGGTGGTTATTTATTCTGCCCAAAAACAGGTATTTATAACTACATGTTTGATGAAGATCTTACATCACTATACCCATCAATTATTATGTCTCTTAATATAGGAAAGGAAACATACATTGGTAGGATTTTAGATGTCTATAATGATAGAAATAATAGACTGGGTTTAAACGATTTAGAATCTATGGTCGCCACAGACCATGAAATTACACTTCCCCTTGAAAATATCGCGCGTAAAACGCAGAATACGCGCGTAATTGATATAATAGATAAAATTAAACAACATAATCTAACTGTTACTGCAAATGGTGTTATGTTTAGAACAGATAAAAAATCTGTACTTTCAGTTATCCTATCTAAATGGTTTGATGAACGAGTTAGGTATAAAAAAGCTATGAAATTAGCATACCAAAACGGAAATAAAAAAGATGGTGAACAAAACCACCTTAAACAATACACTATGAAAATTTTATTAAACTCACTTTATGGAGCTACAGCATTACCTAGTTTTAGGTATGGTAGTGTTATCCTTAGTGAAGCTATAACTTTAAGTGGTCAAAGAATTATTCAAGAATCTGCTTTGTTTGCAAATACACATATGAATAAAGTATTAAGAAACGAATTAAAATTAGAACTATAATGGCACTTACCCCTCAATCAATAAGAAGTAATGTTATCATCAAATTAAATGGTGAATATGTTAGAAAAGAAAAAATAATTGAACTTTCAAAAGACTGGAACGACAGACAGATTACTTTTTTTAGAAAAATGACCCAACAAGGGGGAAAATTACGAATACTAGGAAATCTTTTTGAAATAAGAATTCAAGAAACTATATTAACATCTAGAGGAGAGAAAGATGGGGGAATTATCAAATCACCTGGAATAGACGATAGATTTTAATATATGACTAACCAAGAAGAAATACCCTGGTGGATTTGTAAAGAAGGCGATAAAAATCTTTGCACATATGTAGACACAGATTCTAATTACTTTCATGCTGAACCACTTTTAAAGCATTTATATCCTAATTTTTCTGAATTACCAGAAGAAGAACAAGATAACCTTTTAGAAAAAATAGCTCTTAAATACCAGGACCTAATCACAGAGTATTATGATACTCTTGCTATAGAAGCTTTTAATATTAAATCCCATCGTCTAGAGATGAAAACCGAATGCACTATTCGCTCAGGTTTTTTCTCAGGTAAACGTAGATATGCCCAGTACATTACTAAAAAGGATGGTATGAAAGTAAAAGATATTGATGTTAAGGGTCTTGATTTTATGAAATCAAACTTCCCACCTCTATTTAAAAAGTTCTTTAATAGCATTCTAAATAAAATCCTATTTGGAGCTACAAGGGACAAAATAGATTTAGAAATTCTAGAATTTAAAAACAGCCTAAATGATTTACCACTGGAACAATTGGGCAAACCCACAGGTGTAAAGGACATTAAAAAATATGTTGAACGTCCCCCGGGGGCCGGAAATATATTTACAGTACTAAAAACAGGAACCCCTGTAAACGTTAAAGCAGCGGTTCGTTATAATGATTTCCTTAAATTTAAAGGATTAGACAGAAAACACTCCCAAATAGTACAGGGGGATAAAATTAAATGGGTTTATCTAAAAGACAATCCTTATAAAATTGACACAATGGGTTTCTTAGATTTTGATTTTCCAGAGGAAGTTCGTACATTCGTGGAAACATATATAGATAGAGACAAAGCATTTGACTCAATTTTAAAAAACAAATTAGAAACTTTCTACCAAGACTTAAGTTGGGGTAGTTTAACACTCAATACACACGTAAATAATTTTTTCTCATTCTAATGACAGATAAAAGAATAATAGACCGTTTTATATCAAAATACCACTTAGGTGGTAATATAGAACGCGTTAAATGGGTTTCAGATAGTGAATCCTTAAGTGCTAAATTTATTAATGACTCACAAAGTTTAGTGGGAAAAGTAATTAGCAAAAACTTCAAATTCCCCGTAGGTGAATTTGGTATATATAGTACCTCAACATTAAGTAAACTATTAGGAATACTTGAAAACGAAGTAATGTTTGATATTAATAAAGAGGGTGGTACTCCATCTAAATTTATACTAGCTGATACTAGTATGGATATTTCCTTTAATCTAGCAGATCCCCAAGTAATACCAACTGTCCCTACAATTAATAAAATGGAGGGAAATGTTGAAATAGAATTAAATGAAGAATTTACTACTAAATTTATCAAGGCAAAAGATGCTGTAGGTGAAGAAGTATTTTACATCTCCACTAGGGATGGATTTACTTCAAAAGAAGTAATGTTTACTATTGGAACAACTTCAACAAATTCTGTTTCTTTTGCAATAAATGTAGAAGAGGGGGGTCTAGATGTTAATTTAGATAATATCCCATTCAATGCTGACTTAGTAAAAGAAATATTTAAGCACAATAAAGGATTTGAATTAGGATTTGTCCAAATAAACCCAAAAGGATTAATGACTTTTGCATTTAAATTTGGAGACCTAGAAACTAATTATTACCTTGTACGTAATCAAAACCAATAAAATTATATAAAAAATGGAAAATATACCAATCACACCCTTATCTGATCGTGTTTTAATTAAACCGATTGAGGAGGAAGAATCTACCTATGGAAACATCGTTGTCCCTGATATGGGGAAAGACAGACCCGACTTTGGAATTGTACTTGTTGTAGGACCAGGTCGTTATGACAATAATGGGAATTTAATTCCTACAAGTCTAAAAATAGGCCAGAAAGTTATTATGCCTAAATACGGGGCAAATACCGTAGAACTTGAAGGTGAAGAATACGTTCTCGCCTCTGAAACAGAAATATTAGGAATTATAAATTAAAAAAAATGAGTAAAATTATTAAATTTGGAGAAGAAGGAAGAGGTAAACTCCAGTCGGGAGTAAACCAACTTGCAGATGCAGTTGCAAGTACATTAGGCCCATATGGTCGTAATGTAATAACAGGAAATGAAATGGGGGTTCAGTCAACTAAAGATGGTGTTACTGTTGCTAAACAAGTTACACTTGAAGATAAAACTGAAGATCTTGGAGCTCAAGTTGTTAAACAAGCTGCAATCAAAACAGCTGAACAAGCTGGTGATGGAACTACCACAGCAACTGTTTTATCAAGAGAAATTTTTAACCAAGCATTAGAGGCTGTTAGCTATAAATCTAATAATGCTATTGATATAAAAAGAGGAATTGATAAGGCTGTAAAAGATGTAGTCTCTTATTTAAAGGAAAATTCCCAAGATATTTCAAATGAGGATCAACTTAAACAAGTAGCTACTATTTCAGCTAATAATGATGAGGAAATAGGTACTCTTATAGCCACTGCTTTTGATAAAGCTGGAAGAGAAGGAGTCATTACTGTTGAATCTAGTAAAACACACGAAACCACTCTTGAAGTAGTAGAAGGAATGCAATTTGATAGAGGTTATAAATCACCTTATTTTGTTACTGATAATGGATCAATGACATGTCAACTTGATGAACCATACATTTTAATATATGATGGGAAAATTAGTGCTGTGAAAGAATTACTTCCTATACTTGAAAGAGTTAGCCAACAGAATAAATCTCTTTTAATTGTTGCTGAGGATATTGATGGTGAAGCTCTTGCTGCTATGATTGTAAATAAAATGCGTGGCATCTTAAAATGTGCTGCTGTTAAAGCACCTGACTTTGGAGAACGTCGTACAATGATCCTTGAAGACATGGCAGCTCTTACAGGGGGTACTGTTATTTCAAAACAAAAAGGTATGAAACTTGATAAAGTTACTTTTGATATGTTAGGAGAGGCTAGAGGTATTACTATTTCAAAAGAAGAAACTACAATTGTAGATGGAAATGGTACTGAAGAAGTAATCGAAACACGTCTTAATGAAATTAAAGATCAAATCGAAAAGTCTGAAAGCAATTATGCCCGTGAACAACTCCAACAACGTTTAGGAAAATTAGCAGGAGGTGTAGCAGTAATTAATGTTGGGGCTTATACAGAAACAGAAATGAATGAACGTAAAGATAGAGTAGATGATGCCGTCCATGCTGTTAAAGCAGCTATTGAGGAAGGTATTCTTCCAGGAGGTGGTCACGCTTTACTTTGTGCATCAACACAAATACAATCTGATTCATTAAATTCTTCACAAGAAATGGGTTATGAAATTGTTCGCAAATCTATCCGCAAACCCTTTTATCAAATCCTTTCAAATGCCGGCTATAATCACGAAAAATGTACATTAGCAGCATTAAATGTAGAGGGCAATTTTGAATTAGGGTGGAATTTAGCTACTGAAAATGAAGTTAATATGCTTTCTGAAGGTATTATTGACCCAACTAAAGTTACACGTTGTGCTCTTGAAAACGCTGCCTCAGCCGCTGGTATTCTTCTTACTACGGAATGTATAATTACAGATACTCCTAAAAAAGAAAATGAATCTATGCATGAACAACCAATGTTTTAATGGATTTATTTGTAGAAAAATATAGACCTCATGATCTTGATAACTTTATTGGTGACAGTACTGTTAGAGATAAAGTCCAAGAATATATAACAGAGGGTACTCTACAAAATCTACTATTGTTTGGTCCAGCGGGGACAGGAAAAACCTCGCTGGCTAAACTAATAGTTAAACAACTAGAGGCAGATCACCTTTACATTAATGCCTCTGATGAAAGGGGTATTGATACTATTAGGGATAAAATAATTCCATTTGCTTCAAGTATAGGATTTAATGGATTAAAAATAGTAATATTAGATGAAGCGGATTATCTTACCCCCCAAGCACAAGCAACCCTCAGGAATGTTATTGAAACTTTTAGTAACTCTTGTAGGTTTATTTTTACATGTAATTATCTGGACCGTATCATTAACCCTTTACAATCCCGTTGTGTCGCCTTCGGTATTATACCACCTTCTAAAAAGGAAGTGGGACAACACATATTACAAATATGTGAACAGGAAGAAATAAAATTTACTAAAGAAGATTTAGGAAAAATAATTATAACCCATTACCCTGATATTCGTAAAATCCTTAACACAGTACAAGGTAGTGTAAAAGGGGGCAAATTAATCCTTGATTCAAAATCACTAATTAATACGGATTTTGAAAATAAGGTAGTAGCTGCCTTAAAAAACAAAGCTAAACTAAATGATATCAGACAGATAATTGCCGATAGTGGTGCACAACAATTTGAGTCATTATTTAGATGTTTATATGATAATGTAGAAGAATATACTAAGGATATTGGTGAAGCAATAATAATTATTTCCCAATATCAATATGAATACAGTTTTGTTATAGATAAAGAAATATGTGTTGCTGCTATGCTAAATAAATTAATAAAATTATGAGTGTAAATTCCCCCAAACAAAACCTAAAACAACTAAGTGAATGGTATGTGTGGTTTAATAAAAAATATAATAGATCTAGTAAAATAGCTGCTAGATTAAATAACCCCAATAAACATAACAACTGATGCAACAACAAAATTTTAATGTAGATATTACCCAAACAACCCCGGTAGTTTGTGATGAGTGTGGAAATGAACACTTTACCCAAGTAAATATGATGCGTAAACTATCACCTATGCTCTCTCCTACTGGACAACCAGCATTAATTCCTATTCCTGTATTTGCTTGTTCTAAATGTAGTCATGTTAATAAAGAATTTCTCCCAAAGGATGACGCCATTTGATTATTTAAAATTAGTCCATAATAAGGAAGTTAAATGGGAAGATTTAAATGATGAAGAACAAAAAAGCTGGAACACATTTATAATAAACCGTGCCCTTAGCTTCACATCTGATTATTTAGACATAGTTAATAACCTTCAACCCCACACAGGGGGACAATTAACCCCGGCTGAAATATTTAAGTATTATCAAAATATGCTACCAAATAATTTTAGATTTAAAAAATGGATTAAGGGGAAAAAAGACAAAAAATTCAACCCTCAACTACTAGTAATATTAAGTAGACATTTTGAATGTTCCCACCAACAAGTAGATGATTATCTAAATATTTTAGACAAAAAAGATTTAAAATTACTTCTTAATCGTTTAGGAATACAAGAAAGTGAAATAAAAAAATTAATAAAAAAATGATAGACTTTACCCCCGAAGACGACGCCGCTGTAAAGTGGTGTGAAGAAAAATACCCCGAACTTACCGCGGAATATAAAAAGATTATGATGGAACAATATATTTTATTCTGTAAAAAACATCGTAATTATGGGTCCTCTAATATTAATGTAGGAACAAATTTAGAAACAGAAGGAGATATTAAATTATCTCTTACAGGATTATGGTTTCGAATGAATGATAAAATCCAACGACTAAAAAATTTAGTTGTATTAGGAGAACCTGACACAGTAGGAGAATCTGTAGAAGATACACTTAAAGATCTTAGTGTATATGGAATTATAAGCCAAATAGTACAGCAAGGTAAATTCAAATAAATTTGGAAAACCAAATCTTTCTTCGTATATTCACGATATGAGCATATTAGAAAATATACAAAATACAGTAGTTCCGGAAATTGACTTTAAAAAAGGTAAACATGTTTCCTATTCACAACTTTCATTATGGTTATCATGCCCCCATAAATGGAAGTTAATGTATATTGATAAATTGAAGCAACCACCAAATATCCACTTGGCGTTTGGATCAGCAATGCATGAAACACTACAAGAGTATTTAGGTTTAATGTACAATACATCTATTAAAGCCGCGGATGAATTTCCTATTCATAAGGATTTCCAACAACGTTTTTTAAAAATGTATAACGATTATAAAGAACAAATTGGTAGTAATTTTTCTACCCCAAAGGAAATTGCTGAATTTGTTAATGATGGGTTAAATATTATTGATTTTTTCCTTGAAAGACGGCAAATGCACTTTACAAAAAGGGGAACTAGACTTTTAGGGATAGAAATGCCTATCTTAACACCCCCCCATAAAGACCATCCTAATATTATGTTATATGGTAAACTTGATTTAGTTTTTTATGATGAGGATCTTAAAAAAGTAAGTATTTGGGATATTAAAACTTCTACTAGAGGTTGGGGGAAGTGGGATAAAGAGGATAAAATTAAAATGTCCCAGATGGTATTATATAAAAAATATTTTGCAGAACAATATAATATACCAGTAGAAGAAATCGATTGTAAATATTTTATAGTAAAGCGCAAAATACCTAAAAAGCCTAGATATCCTGCGTCGGCTAGTCGCATCCAATATTATGTTCCATCTTCAGGCAAAACAACTCTTAATAGGGTAACTCAGGATCTTCATGCATTTATTGAGGATTGTTTTAAGGATGATATGTATCAATCGAAGGAGTATACTAAGACTCCAAACGATAAATCCTGTAGATGGTGTCCATTTAATGATAAACCTGAACTCTGCGATAAAAAATCTACAAGTTAGGGCATTTCCTACACTTATAGCTCTATCAGCACTTTCTGTTTCAGCATCAGCTGCTTTTTACTCCGTAAGTGGATTAAGCAAGCTGTTTGCTGGAGCAACATTTGCTGTTATTATAATGGCTGCTTCCCTTGAAGTAGCTAAAATAGTAATAGCATCTTTACTTTACCAGTATAGAAAAACAATCCCCCGAATTTTAAAATATTATCTTTCACTATCGTGTTTGGTCTTAATCCTTATTACGTCGATGGGAATTTATGGGTTTCTTTCAGCTGCTTACCAGGAAACAGCAGCTAAAGCAGGAAATATAGATTCTCAAATAGGCCTTATCGAAACTAAAAGAGACAACATCCGCGAACAACTTGCGGTATACAGCGATGAAAAATTAACCATTAATGAGGCCGTGAGCAACCTGAGGTCTGGCTTATCTAACAATGTAATACAGTATACTGACACATTAGGTAATGTGTTAACAACCACATCCTCATCAACTCGTAGGGCTTTAGAAAAACAACTAGATCAGGCGGTAGATAGACAAACAGAAATTAACATTAGAGTAGACAACTTAAATGAACAACTATTTAACTATGAAACCGAAATAGTTGAGGTAACAAATAATAATAATATAGCAGGTGAATTAGGTCCCCTTAAATATCTATCAGGATTAACAGGATTATCTATGGATAAAATTATAAACTACCTACTCCTTACTATTATATTTGTATTTGATCCCCTAGCAATCGCCCTTGTAATTGCTGCAAATTTTGCATTTGAACAACTTAGAATTAAAACAAAAAAAAACGTTTATGGTGAGCAAGTACCTAAAGAGGAACCTATAAAAGAAGGGGATGCTAAACCAGAAATTAAAATAGTAGAAAAAATAGTAGAAGTTCCTGTTGAAGTTCTAAAAGAAGTACCCATAAAATTACCAAATAGTCTTAGAGGACCCTTAGATGAGGCAGTAAAACACGCTAGGAGACAAGGAGAAGAAATTAATTTTAATATTTCTCAATTTTTTAATTAAAATAATATATGTATATGCGCATTTAAACATATACAACATGGCACTTAAGCTAACATCCGTAAAATTAGAAGAAAAATTATTTGAAGACTTTAAAGTAGCTTCAATTAGAAAAAAATTTAACCTTCAAAAACTAGTAAACAGAAGTATACATCTCTATCTAACTGATGAGGAATTCCAAAAATCCCTTCATACACATACAGACCTAACCATTAGTGGTAGTGGTTTATAAAAAGTAAAAATAAAAATAAAGTTTTAATTCATGAAAAAAGGTTATATACCCAAAGACCAAAGAAAAAAAATCCTATTTCTTTGTGATGATATTAGGTTACATAGTGGGATAGGAACTATGGCAAAAGAAATAGTCATAAATACTGCGCATCATTTCAATTGGGTTAATTTAGGTGCAGCAATTAAACATCCGGAACAGGGCAAATCATTTGATTTAAGCCAACAAATAAACGAAATAGCAGGAATTACAGATTCAAATGTAAAAGTGATCCCATGGGATGGATATGGAAATGACCAAGTTATACGCCAATTAATTACCCAAGAAAAACCTGATGCGATCCTCCACTTTACTGATCCTAGATATTGGACTTGGCTATATCGAATGGAAAAAGAAATCCGTACAAAAATCCCAATGATTTTTTATACTATTTGGGATGATTTACCTTACCCAATGTATAACCGTGATTTTTATCGCTCAGATGATATGCTTCTTTGTATTTCAAAACAAACTAAAAATTTAGTTAATAATGTACTTAAAGATTTTCCGAAAAAAGATTGGCAAACTCAATATGTCCCTCATGGTATAGATGAGAAAAAATTCTTCCCTATAGCAAACGACTTAGAATTTGAAGTATTTAAAGATAAATTCTTTGAAGATAAAGAATATGATTTTGTTGTTTTTTGGAATAATAGGAATATTCGCCGTAAAAACCCAGGAGATGTAGTTACTGCTTGGAAAATATTTACAGATCAACTTCCTAAAGAAAAGGCAGAACGCTGTTTATTAATTCTCCATACTGATAAAGTAGATGGGAATGGAACTGATATTCCAGCAGTAATAGAAACTATATGTGACCCTAAAGTAAATAAAATTAAATTTACTAATGGTAAGTGTGATGAAAAGCAACTAAATTATTACTATAATTTAGCAGACGCACAATTTATGATGACCGATAACGAAGGTTGGGGATTATCACTTACTGAAGGTCTTATGGCAGGAAATATGATTATAGCCCCGGTTCAAGGAGGTATGCAAGACCAAATGCGTTTTGAAGATGAAAATGGTGATTGGATTAATTTTTCTTCTGAACACCCTACAAATAGTAATGGTCGTTATAAAAAACATGGTGAATGGGCAATCCCAATGTGGCCTAAAACACGTTCATTAAAAGGTTCACCCAGTACCCCTTACATATATGCTACTCAAGTAGATATTGAAGACGCCGGATTAGCTTTACTTTCTTGTTATAAACTTGGAATAAAAGAAATCCAACGTAGAGGGCTTAAAGGTAGAGAATGGTTACAATCAGAAGAATCAAGAATGACATCTTCAGGTATGGGCCAAAACTTTATAGAAAATATAACTAAATTATTTGAAAGATGGAAACCTATTAATAAATTTACAATTGAAAAAGTTAGTGATGGGCATACTACATACAACCCAAACTCAGTCCAATACACCCCAGAATTTAAACAAAAAGTAAAAGAAGTCTTATCATGAAACCAATTTGTGTAGTTAGTTGTCCAATAGATACATTCAGCGGATATGGACACCGCTCTCGCGATTTTGTTCGCTCACTTATAGAAGCAAAAGGTAAGGATTGGGATATAAAAATTATGCCCCAAGTATGGGGTAATACTCCTTGGGGATTTTTAGATGATAATGATTCTTTAAAATCTAGATTTATCCCCCAATTAACCCAACAACCTGATATTTGGATACAAATTTCTATTCCTAATGAATTTCAAAAGGTAGGAAAATTTAGTATAGGAGTTACTGCGGGTATAGAATCTACTTGCCCCCCACCGGATTTTATAGAAGGGATGAATAGAATGGATTTAAATTTAGTATCATCTCATTTTACAAAAGATGTATTTTCTAAAATTAAAATAACCCAAAATGATAAAGAAGGAAAACCCCAAAAAGTTATTGAATTAAAACGACCTATAGAAGTACTTTTAGAAGGCCTAGATACGGGAGTATATTTTAAAGAACCAAACAAATCGGGTTTACTTGATAATATTGATGAAAGTTTTTGTTTCCTATTTACTGGCCATTGGTTGCCTGGTAATTTTGGTGAGGATAGAAAAAATGTTGCTACTATGATCGAAACATTCCTTAAAACATTTAAAGGTAATGGAATTAAACCAGCATTACTTTTAAAGACTAATAAAGTAGATTATAGTTTATTAGATAAAGAAGAGATTCTTGAACATATTAGAGATATAAGAAATAAATTTAAGAATAAAGAAAATCTACCAAATATTTATATTTTACATGGTGAATTTACAAACGAAGAACTTAATAAAATTAATAATGATTCTAAAATAAAAGCCTTTGTTTCCTTTACTAAAGGAGAAGGATTTGGCCGCCCATTACTTGAACAAGCTATCACTGGTAAACCTGTAATTACAACTAACTGGAGTGGACATGTTGATTTTATTCGCCCAGAATATAATGTACTTTTAGGTGGAGAATTAAAAAACATACATAAATCTGCCGCTAATCAATGGCTAATAGAACAAGCCAAGTGGTTTAATGTTAATACTGAAGTTGCATCAAAAGCACTAAAAGATGTTTATAAAAAGTATAAAAAATATATCGAAAACAGTCGCAAACAAACACAGTTTCTTAAAGAAAATTTTAGTCAAAATAAAATGACAGAAATACTTAAAGAACATATGGACAAAATTAATGTAACAATTAATGTTCCCCTCCAACTCCCTAAACTTAAAAAAATGGGGGAAAATCCACAACAAAAATTACCTAAACTTAAATTACCTAAACTTAAAAAAGTATAAACATGAAAGAAGGATTAATAGAGTGTCCCTGCTGTGGGTCAGATGCATGTTCAAAAAACCTAATTACCCCCTCTCTTAATATATATCTTTGTTGGACCTGTGGTTTTACTACAAACGATCAAATGATAGATGGTAGTGATTTTGAGAAAGAAAATTATGAACACACTGCTGAAATAATAAAAGATCTAAAACAAGTGTATGATGGTTTTGCATGGTACCCTAAAGTTATAAATTTACAAGAAATGGGAATGGTATTCCCTGAGTGGAATAAAAGATCTAAAGATTGGTACTGGGCCGCAGTTAAAGCAATACTAGTCCCTAAAGAAGAAAAAGAAAAATTCCCGGATCCTGCTAACCCAGGAGAATACTATAAGTTTAGAATGGATATGAAAAATATTAAAAGGTTTAATAAATTAGAATTTATGGATGCTGCTGAAAAAATAGGAATATTTGATGAGGAATGACACCATCCAGTTTGGAGATCGGTTATTTGTTTTATACCGTAAAATAAAGGAAACCCCAAAAATATCAGAAAATACTGAAATCCTTAAAAATTACTTTCGTTGTAATACGGTTTTAAAGAAAGATGGAATATTTTACTTTTGTAATGAGGTACCTTGCATAGAATTTGAAGATATAAAAAAAGATGAAAATAAGTTACGCGATACCAGTTTGTAATGAGTATAAAGAAATAGAATATCTTCTAAAATACTTAACGAAATATAAACGCAAAGAAGACGAAATAGTTATTCAGTGTGACCAAGGCAATACTTCACCTGATGTCTATCGAGTTCTTCAAGAACTTACAGAAGATAGTAATATATCTTACAAGTTAATTGAATTCCCTCTTAATGAAAATTTTTCGGCATTTAAAAATAATTTAAAAGATAACTGCTCTGGAGATTATATTTTCCAAATTGATGCTGATGAATACCCTGAAGAATACCTTATGGACACTATAGGATGGTTTATTGAAAACAACCCAGATACTGATATATTTTGGGTTCCTAGAATTAATAAAGTAAATGGTTTAACCCAAGAACATATAGAAAAGTGGGGGTGGAAAGTTGACCCTAAGGGAAGAGTAAATTTCCCCGATTATCAATGCCGTATCCTTAAAAACATACAGGATATAAAATGGAAAAATAAAGTCCATGAAGTACTAACAGGTTATAAAACTGAATCACATTTACCGGCAAACTCAGAATTTTGTATCCACCATTTAAAAGATATAAAGCGCCAGGAATCTCAAAACGAATTTTATAATACACTGTGATTAAGATTAAACTCACTAACTATAATAAAGGTAGAAACGAACCTACATTTAGACCACTATTAATACACTCCCAACAATTTAATCAAATAGGAGTACAATTTGTTGATGGTGGTAGTTATGATTATGAATTTATAGGTACTGAAGATATTTTAAATAAAAAAATACCACTAAAAGAAAGCATAGATAGGGGATTAGATTTTTTAGAAAATAAATCAGGGGATTATTTTTTATTCGATGGTTCTGATTCTACCTCATTGATGGCCTCTTTTGAGGTATTTCAAAAATCAAAAGCCCAATATTTATTTAAATCTGCTAAATCAACTATAGAACAATACTCAACCCCAACGGCCTTTAATAAGTGGTTCTTTGGGAATGGTAGTGATTTAGATTTAGCGTATAAAATGACCCCTGAAGAATATAATAGAATAAAACTAACGGGGTGGAATTTTGGGTATTACAACCCAGGATATTTAAATTTTGATAATTCTAATTTAGAGCGCACGATAGATGTATGTGCTATATATCAGGGGTTTCATAAAGAAAATGGTGATCATGGGACTCGTAATGATTTAATGTATACAAATCATAGAACTAAAGCTTGGGATATATTAAAATCGTCTAATAGAATTTCATATGAAAAGGATAAAAGACCATTTCCAGAATTTGCAGATATAATGCGTAAAAGTAAATGTACTTTATCCCCATTTGGTATGGGAGAAATGTGTTTTAGAGACTTTGAAATAATCCAATTTGGGAGTGTAATGATAAAACCTGATATGAGTAAAGTTATTACACACCCTAATATCTATATCCCTTATGAAACATATATCCCATGTGCTTTAGATTGGTCTGATTTAATTGAAAAAATTGAATGGGTAAAAAATAACCCAAAACAATGTAAAGAAATTACAGAAAATGCTAGATCTGTAATGAAAAGTTCGTACACTACCAACAATCTGTTATTATATTGGTATGATATGATTTCATCATTTAACGGAATTGAACAATAAACAAATAAACAAATAAACAAATGAAAGATATAGTAGAATTTGAAAATTTTAACCATAAATTTGAAAGTATAGTACAAAGTAAAGAATGGGAAGTTGTAGAAGATCTATACAAATCTAAAAAAACAATATTCATGTTAGGTAATGGGGGAAATATGGGAATAACTGACCATGCCGCTGTTGATATGAGTAGATTAACTGATAAAAATGTATTATGTCCTGGTAGTGGTATCACTGCTACTTCTATTATAGGTGACAACTCATTTGATTCCTGGTTTAAAGTCTGGTTAGAACAACGTTTTAGAACTACAGACCTAGATGATTCTTTAGTAATAGCATTTTCGTGCTCAACTAATAGTGATAGTTCTAAATCTATAATGAATGCATTAGAATATGCTGTAGAACAAGGGGTTCCTGCTGTTCTTATAGCAGCTGTCCCTAAGGATGATATCAACCCAAAAATAACATTTGTAAATCAAGATACTATTTATTACCACACTTCTGAGGTGTTATCTTTAGCTTTAACATATCAATTAATACATGCAGCAGGATTTCAATGCCCAACTATATCTAAAAAAGCTCGCAGCAGACGTTTTGATCAATTAGATATTAATAATGAAATCTCCTACAACACAGTACCTCCGGGATTAGAAGATGAAAGAAATAACTTAGCCATAGACTTTGATGGTGTAATCCATAATTTTAATAAAGGCTGGTTTGATGGAACATGTTATGGAGACCCTATAGAAGGCAGTATAGAAGCTATTAAGAAATTATCTAAAAAGTACAATCTTATAATTTTTACTGGCAAAGCATTACCTGATAGACCTTTAGTAAATGGAAAAACAGGCAAACAACTAGTTATAGAATGGTTAGAAAAGTATAATCTTATGGAATTTATTGATGATGTAACTTATTCTAAACCTAGAGCGGAATATTATATAGATGATAAGGGCATTACCTTTACCAATAATTGGAACGAAATACTAAAACAGATATCATGATTACAGCTATAATTCCAGTAAGAAAAGGATCCCAAAGAGTTAAAAACAAAAATAAGAAACCTTTTGCTAATTCTTCTTTATTAGAAATTAAAATAAAACAATTATTAAAATTAAAGAAATGGGGTAAAGTAGAAGAAGTAATAGTATCATCTGATGATGATGACATGTTACAAATAGCTCGCAATTTAGGAGTTAGTACTCATGTTAGGGATCCCCATTTTGCATCTTCCAAAGCATCTAATTCAGAATTTTTTGAAAATCTAGCATGTGATGTTGGTAACAATAAATGGATAATGTATTCACCGGTAACTTCCCCATTAATTTCATTCGAAACTTATAATGAAATACTTACAAAATTCAAATCTAAACCTACAAATACTGTTACAGTTTCTCCCGTAAAACACC